GACTTCTATTTTTTCAGGCTGGGCGTCGGGGGACGTAGCCCAAACTGTCCGGGGTTCTCGCAAGCCTTATCAATAATCGCTCTAATTAGAAAGCTCATGTTTCCCTCTGTATTGACTGCAGCCAAGGCGATCAATTTTTCTCGCTCGGCGTCCGTCATAGAAATTTGAATCTTTGCCGACTTTAGTTTTCTCATTTGTGACTCCCACTCTCTTGCTGTTTCTTAACGTATGCAACATTATTATAGCGGGGTGGCGGACATTGTTATGTAATCGTACGTACAATGTGTATAAATTATCATTCTAATATACATACATTGTAATGACTTGTACATACGTCTTGCTAGATCAGTGTTACCATATAGCTATAAATAATCCACATTTACAGGAGGTTACATGATGAACGAACTAATGAGTACACGAGAAAACAATAGCCTGACAGTTGGCGGCGATCTGGCGGCGGCGGGCGCGGTCGCGTCGCATGTGGCAACGGGTCATGTGTTTGACGACTATCTATCACGCAAGGCAGGCAACACACTGATTGCCCAGCAGCGCGACCTACGGGTGTTCTGTGAATTCCTGGGACATGTCGGCGTGGCGCGGGATGCTGGCAACCTGCAGACTGATGCATCAGGATGGACGGGGATCACCTGGGGGCTAGTCGAATCGTTTGTCAAATGGATGTTACAGGGTGGCTATAGTGTATCCAGCGTCAACAGGGGATTGGCTACGATAAAGATGTATGCCGGGCTGGCGCGGCGAGCCGGGGCCGTTAGTTATGACGAGTATCTACGGATCAAGGATGTGTCGGGCTACGGTAGCAGCGAAGCGAAGCGCGTCGATGCGAAGCGACCGACCACGCGACGCAGTAATAAGAAAGTAGAGCCGGTTCACATCACGGAAGATCAGGCAGAACAACTCAGGGATCAGCCTGATACGCCACAGGGGCGGCGGGATCGTCTGCTGATGTGTCTACTGCTAGATCACGGGCTGCGCGCGGGCGAGGTATCCGCATTAACGGTAGGATGTATGGACGTGGCATCTGGGATCATGCGGTTCAATCGTCCGAAGGTAGACAAAATTCAGAATCACGAGCTATCGGCGGCTACACTGCGGGCGCTGCGCAGCTACATAGACAACGGTGATTGCCCTACCGATAGCAACGCTCCGCTGTTGCGGGGAAGCCGCAAGGGTGGGCAACTGGATCAGCCGGGCATGAATGAGATCGCCGTAACCGTTCGGGTCGGTGTGCTGGCTAGACAGATCGGGATCGATGGAATGTCTGCTCACGACTGTCGTCACTACTGGGCAACGCGCTGGGCGGGACGGGTGGATGTGTTTCGCCTACGCGACGCGGGTGGATGGGCGAGCCTGGCAATGCCTAACAAATATGTGGCACGCGGTGAGATCGCAAACCGGGGGATGGTGTGACGGACTATACTAGAACGGGCCCGCGTCGGCTGATTCTGTCTCCATCTCTGTAGGCAAGATGGCTATGGTCTTCTTACCTTGCGGTGTTGGTTGGGCGATCAGGTTGATTTCGAATCCGGGCCAATGGTCTGTCTCTGATCCGGCTATCCCTGCCAGTGCGACACCCTGGGTCTTGTTCAAGATGAGCCGTTTCTTCTTCCCGGTTAGGGTCAGGACGATTCGATCCTGAGATGATCCATCTGCCTGGCGGATCTCCTCCAGGTCTGCAGACTCGATCACTACTCGAACCATACGCCCTTGTAGATCATCGGGGCGTAGCCAAGGGGAGCTGTAAACGTTATTTATGTTTGCCATGTGAATGTATCCTTACGATATGAGTTGAACATAGGCTATATAAAGGTTGTGCATAATTATACCATAACCGATAGGGTAAGATCAATGGCTACAGGGGGGGATAGCATGGGAAAAGAATTGTTCGCAGTGACAAAATGTCGTTACTTGCGAGCACGTCCCACCCATGATAGACTAGCAAACAGACAGGAAAGGTAAGGAAAAAATAGGGGAGGGGTGCAGGATGATAACGTAACAGGTAGGACATCATGAAAAAACAGTATCGGCGTGGTGTGAGCGTGTGGATTGCAGAGTCTGACAACGCTCACACCGGTTGATACTCCGATTGTTAGCCGACTAACATGAGCCGGTGAGGGACTGGCACATGGCTAGGCAGCTAACATATGAAGGAACAATTGATATGATAGCAACAAACACACACGGTGTCAAACGTCATTTGGCGGGCGACGATCCCAGCAATACAACACAACTGATCGATCTATTGCGACGCGGCGGCGGGTGGATGTTTACCCAGGGGATCAACCCTGGGCGCGGCGGCGGCGTGTCAAACTGGATAGCGCCAGGCAAGCGCCTCTTCTATCCTCCGAGCTGGGACGGCGCAAAAAATGTATACTTTGGCGTCAACCCTGCAGTGTCCCCAGTAACAGACGCAGACCGGGCTAGGCATCCCGGCAAAACAGACTACTCTATAATGCCATTTGTAGCCAGCAAAAATAAATCAATTTGCGCAGTCAACACCTTGATCGCAGATGTTGACGGAAAGGATCTGACTGATCCAACCAAGGCAGAGATCGATCGCGCGTTCGATATAGTCCGGGCTGATATGCTAGATCGTGTGGCATCGGGGGAACTGACCAGGGAGACGCCAGAGCGTGGGCTGTGGAATCAGGCCGTTAACTACGCGCAGGATGAAAAATACCAGGCAGATCCGGGGGCATACTTGGCGGCGGCGCTGGCTGCCATAGACGGTTTACCCTGTGCACCTAGCGCGCTGGTCTATTCCGGGGGCGGCTATCAAGCTTACTGGATCCTGGATCAGCCGTATGCGATCACAAACGATGACAGTCGCAGCTACATACAGGGCGTCTACAGGCGTTGGAATCAATTCATTGGCGGCGATCCCGCGTGCAAGGATTTGCGGCGGATCTTTCGTCTGCCTGGCACGTTGAATATAAAACCGAAGTATGCGCCCAACTATCCGGTTGCTACTATCGAGCGGCTAGATACATCACGGCTATACAGTATCGATCAGCTGGTGGCCATGTTGCCAGACGAGACCAGGGACACGGCATCACGCACCGATCAGGAACGTAGAACAGACCGTAAAACGTACGCGCGGGAAGATGGGCGATCGCATGGGCAGCAGTACAGCAATTCTGTAATGCGGGTCATGGGTGTATACAACTCATCACACAGGATCGTAGATGAGTTGTTATCAGTTGGATACACTAGAACAGCGGATGACAGAATGAGCAGACCGGGGGAGGAAAATTCCAACGGGGTGCAGATAAACCTAACGAGCAACGGATCGTTTCATCACAGCAGCAACGATCCGCTGTATAGCGATCGACTCCGTCGACCGTTTGATGTTCGCGTGGTCTACGACTATGGCGGCAACGCGGAGATCGCAGCACGTCAAATAGGCTGGGACATGGGGATCGTATCTAGGGAGCGGCTGGCCGATTTCCTAGCAGTAGGGCGCGGCATGGTGGCTACGGCGCTGTGGCGTGACGTTGTCTCACACGACATGGATGGTCGGTGTGGCGACACAAACCGCAAACTATATTCGAATCTTCTCGACCATGCGGAGCGAATAGGGAAAGTAAAATTTATCCTATCCTGCAGACAGCTAGCCAGATCGGTTAACAGTGATGGGCATATGGTGTCCACGTGTAGCCCACAAACGGCGCTGAATTTTACCGAGCGATTGAACGGGATCCTATTCACCGCAAAGAATGACGATAACAAAACAATAACGTTTCACCTTGCCGATGTTGTTAGTAAATTGGACAGATCATATATTAACAATGATGTATTAGATCTGTCCAAATTACTAACGACATCACTATACGCAACACACAAAGGGGATGATGCTTTTGCACGGGGTACGTCAACGGTTATCAAAAAAACTGCCTGGTCTCAGGTTGATGGCGGCGATTTCAGGGAGGTGTTGTCCGGCTTTCTTCCGTCTATCGGATCCCTGGGGCTGGTTGTTTTGTGCAGTGTAATAGAGAACCCGGGTGCGGTCGTGTCTGACATCACAGAAAACACCGGACTAAAATCGTATACGGTGCGCAACGCGCTGCGCAAGCTAGAATTGTGGGCGCTGGTGGATAGTGAACAAGAGCACAAGAAAGCGCCCAAAGAATATACTGCCACCGGTTCTGTCTGGTCACATGTCCGGGCGCTGACGCCGTCATGTCGTAGCCACATGATCGGGGTAGGTCGTCTGGAGAAACAATTACAGGTTACTCAAGCATGGGCAGAGCGGCGCGCAGCTACATCCGATGATGAGATTATATTAAGATCCAGCTACAAGCGCGCCACTGTCGCAGCGTCGCAGCGTATGGAACTGCTATCAATTATGTATCCAGACATGTCACAGGATGAAATTAAAAAATTCGTTCTGACACCTGGGTCTAGGCATCGCCCGTGGATCGACCGTCGTGCAGAATTAAACCATGCTGCCGATGCGTATGCAGAAAAGCAAGCCGCGCTGCGCCCAGTAATAGCAGAGTTCTACGATCAGGGGGTTCGGACTGTGGCAGATGCGTACCGCATGGCCCAGTATCTGGGCTACGATGAGGTAGAATCCAAGCGGATCGCCTATGGTGTCAAGGATTATCGTCCATCTGCGACTGTCGATTTTGAACTATCGGACGAAAATGTTACTGAGGTGGAACTATGAGATGTAAGGCTGTCTGTCCCGCAAAGCGCCCGTGTTGTTGTAACGGCGAAATAGGACACACGTTGCACATTTGTTCTATCGCTGACTGTTACTGTCATTCAGTTATGCGGTACTCTGCAGAGAACGGTAGCGCGGAGCGTGCCATGACGAACGATCGTATGTCAGACATGGCCGGGCTGCATGATAGGTGGCTGACGAACGAACTGCAGTGAATCACAATTAGCATAGATTTGAGCATGAATTGACCGGACATAAGGACACTGCCCGCGACCTGGCCAAGATGCGCATTGACGTACTGAATATGCTTGAGCCACTGGGCAAGCCTGGCGCGCCAGAAGGTAACAACCGTAATCCCCAGGGGCTTAATCAACATAGCGGTGAGGACAAACGTTATAATTATAACGTTTGTCCTCCTGAGACACCGCGTATACAGTCTATTGGTGGTGGTGGTGGTGAAATTCAAATATTTTTTGGATATAGGCGGCTGGTCAAGGAAAGAAGATACAATTCAGTAGTTCATCCTTCTCACCAGCAGACAGACTGCAATTTGCTATGCGCTTGACATAGAATGATGCAACAATGTTTTTACTGCCGGCAGTAAAAAAACAGGGAAAACATCATAGCCACTGGTACAGTGGCAGATTGCTACGGTATTTATCTGGGATTCTATTACCTGGTAATAAACTACAGATTTTCTGTGCATGATGCCCATTCAGAAAATCGTTGGTAATAAAATTTCAGGCTGATGGTACTGCATTATGTCGTTGGTAAATTGGACAGATCTATATATAACATAGATAGGTATTAGATCTGTCCATTTTACTAACGACATCGGAGTCTGGTGGCATCTGGCTATTCGATAAAGGGTGACAATATGTCACCCTTTCTTGGCAACTGGTGGTCAAATGGACACTAGTCCGGCACAACTGGTGGTCAAATGGACACTAGTTGGATGCGACTGGTGGTCAAATGGACACTGCATCTTTGATTGTACAACCGTTGTACAATCAACTTGTACACAGAATGATACTAGTAGCGGCTATCTGGTACACAAAATGATACTAGTTGGTTGGTCAATCCTAGTCATATTGACATCTATCGATGAATATGGTACACTGGTCATGTGTGTTTGTGTTAGGCTTTTGACCATGTTCCCTCTGAAATCGCCACCTGCCATTGTGCCTAGCAGGTGGCGCTTTTCGTTATAGCGACGGTGTTATGTTTAATCGTGTCTGTCTCGTAGTGGCGTCATTTGTGTCAATTCTCATAGGGATACTTGCTGGCGCTGAGTTGACTAGCATTATCTATAGCTGCCGATAATTGATACAAGAGCAATTTGCATTAAGTTATATTTATCTCTAATGTATCTTAACCTTAATCTTAATCTTAACCATAATCATAACCATGATCTTAATCTTATCTTTCCTACCATTAAGAACATGTGGACATTAATTCCTATTATTTACAATTCAATTATCTTCGTTATTGTATTTATGTTTAATCTTATGGTGCAGACATGACACAAAAAGAAACATCGGATCGCGGCGTCGATATGCGTGAGGAAAGTGTGCAAGAGGAACTGATCCGGCTGTGGAACGAACAACGCGCGGGCAACGATCGCGTAACGGAGATTCCGATTGATGCCACGAAAAGCGAGAAGAGTGTGGGAATTATCGGTGATTTGGGGGCTGGGAACGTGGATCTACACACGGCACCAGCCAAGCGGACTGATGGACGTGACGAACGTGGCCGTTTGCTGCCGGGACACAGGGCAACCCCCAGTGCTGGACGACGAAAGAAGAGTGAAGATGCCGATTACATCCGGGCAATTGACAATGCCCTGCCTGCCTATGTATTGCAACGGGCGTTAGCCGATGCGCTAGAATGGGCATATGAGAAGCAATCGCCCAAACAGGTGTTGGAAATAGCCAAGTTTGTCTTCAGCTACAAGTTGGGTAAACCTGTGCAACGTAGTGTTAGCGCCAGAATGAAGCTAGAAGATCTGCTCGGTATGGTGACTAATGTAGATGAAGATGTGATCGAAGTCGCGGCGGAACATCTATACCAGGGTGACAGCAATAAATAACCTTAACTTATTTATAGCTATTTATTGCGTATAGCAAGCGATGCATGCAGCGGTGGCGCGGTGTTGATGGGGCTGCGACAATGTTCCGGCAAAGTTCCGGCAAAGTTCCGGCAAAGTTCCGGAAGCCTACCGAGCGGATAGTTACAAGGCATCGGCGTCTGTTCTGTTGTTGCGGTGGCATGGCGGCAAGGTGGCATGGGTCGGGTGTAGCAGTGTAGCAGTAAAAAATAGATGTGGGTAAGACTAACAGAATAGGAACAGAGTAGAATAACAGCACAATACACAGTAACAGAATAGACTAAAACACAGGGGACTACATCAGACAACAAAACATCACATAACAGCGAACCTACCCCCGTAGAAATTTTTGAAAATACCTTCGGGGGTAAGGAAAAGCTAATTATCTTTCGTGTCATGGGCAATTGAATTTCGTTGGCTTTGGAATGGCAATTGAATTTAGGTAAATTCTGAATGGGGACATCATGGGCATAAGATTCGGGGATAACTGCATAGGACGGGCTAGATTTGATTTATCGATGAATCGGGCGACGCCGTTGTCTATCGTTCAATCTGGGGCGTCTGGTGCAGTTGAGAGCGATTCTGTGAGCAATGCTGCCTACACCAACTGTGTGATTAGTGGCGGTGTGGTCTACTTCGCAGATGAGCCGGTGACCATTTTGTACGATGATTTGATGAAGCGCTTTGGCGTGGTGGTGGATAGCGTAATTTCGTCGTCTTCGGGTTCATGTGCTGTGGGGTTGATAGATGGAAGTCAGAAGCGGGCCGGATCCAGAAAAAGAAAAGATACTTCGTCTGTTATGGGCAAAGTCCGGGTATCGTCCATCGGTCGGTGATTTCCCGATTTACGAGCCGGACGGTACGCTGCGCATAGTAAGCCGCGGACAGAGCGAGATTCACGACTGTGGCAATCGTTTGGTTCTGGTGACTGGCGGCGTTCGTGGTGGCAAGTCGCAGTTTGTTGCAATGGAGATGTTGCGCGACATCTTTGTACAGGACGGTCTTATATGGATTGTTGGCCCAGATTACGAACAATGTAAGGCTGAATTTAATTACATGTATGAGCCATTGCACTCGATGGGGTTCATTGCTGATGATTCGGTTCCTGATAAGGGAACGCGCCACTTTACTACTAAGTGGGGCTGCAAGGTGCAGACTAAGTCGGCGGACGATCTCAAGACGTTGGCGAGTTTTGCACCCCATGCGCTGGCCGGTGTGGAGATGGGACAGCAGACATACACCAGCTATGAGAAGCTTCTAGAGCGAGCGTTAGAGCACAATGCGCGGGTGTTGATGAGCGGTACGCTAGAGGGTGCACTTTCTTGGTACGGTGATTTGTGGGAGCGATGGCAAGCGCCCAACCCGGAAGGGGGCCGATCTTTTTCTTTGCCGTCATGGTCGAATCTGGCGAAGTTCCCAGGGGGCCGGGATAATCAGAACATTAGGGATCTAGAGAATGCACTAACGCCAGAGTTGTTTTTGGAGCGCGTGGCGGCTGTTCCGTTCAAGCCCAGCGGGCTGGTGCACAAGCTGTTTGATCCCAGGCTACATGTAAAGAAGCTGGAGTTTGACCCAAACTTGCCTATCGAGTTGGCAATAGATCCGGCTAGGCATACATATGCTGTGCTTGCTGTTCAATGGGCACCCGTGCCAGGAGTGTTCACACAGAATACGCGGGGCGAACGTGTTCCGCTGACAGAAGTCCGGGTAGTCGATCAGGTGTATGAGCATGATACAGACGCGTATGAGATTATCGAGATTGCCCAGGATCGCAGGTGGTTTTCGTATGTACGTGGCGGTGTGATCGATATAGCTGGAACGCAGCGCAACGCCAACAAATCACAGGTGCAGATCTGGGGCGAAGAGACGGGGATCCGGTTACGTAGTCGTCCGGTGAGCATCCCTGACGGTATTGACGTAGTCAACCTACGGTTACGTGTCAACAAAGAAGCGAATCAACCGCTACTCTTTTTTAGTCACTACATGAGATCCGACAAAGATCACGCTGGGCGTGCTAACGGTGTTCTAGCCGAATTTGGTTTATACCGTTGGCCGGACTGGCGCGAGGGACAGTCTAGCAGCAATAGACCCATAGATGCTAACAATGATGGCTGCAAGGCGTTGGGTTACTGGTTGTACGATAGATTTGGGCCGGTGACAGAACGCAGTGTTAGACGTAAATCTACCGTACGTAGCTACTATGGGGTTGGATAAATGGACAAAGAAATTGTCGAATTGCGGATAGTTGTTGAGAGATTGTCCGCTAAGGTTAGTTTGCTGGAAGAGATCCTGTTGACATTTCGCCAAGCGAACCTTATAATGGTGGGCAAGGTCGAAGACAGTTTTGGTATGGAGAGAAGCAAGAAGCCAAAGCGACCGGGTTGTAAGACAATCGCATAAGTCCTACTGATATTTTTGGCGGGAACGATTCACCTACTGTAATGGCGGGTGATCGGTTCCCGTTTTGTTTTGAGGGTTGCCCATGAAATTAGAGATAGATGATATTTTAGAGCGGGTTCGTAACAAAGAAGTGGAGCGCGCCGACTACGTAAACATGGCTGCGCGCTGGGAAAAGATGTGGCTTCTTGATGCCGGTTTTAATCAATCATTGGAGGATTCGATTTCCAAGGAGGGGCGTGAGCAGGTCATTACAGCGGATCCGTTTAATGTGGTCAATCTGGCGCAGCGCTTGATCGCTAGCCAGCCGCGAATAGACATTCCGCCGATGGAAAACACGGACGAGGCAAACAAAGCTGCCCAGCGAAAAGAGCAGTTCTTTACGGCCATGTGGCAACGGATCGCCCAGCTACAGGGGCGCAATATTCTGCAGGATGCCGCTTGGATGGCGCTGGTGCGCGGGCGCGCTGCTTTTGAAGTCAAGTGGGTGAGAGATGTATTACCCCCTGCTATGAGCAAGCGACGATTTCCGATACTGATCCGCACACTGGATCCGATTAACATCGGCGTGCACCGTGGGCCACTGTATACAGAATATGCTTTTCACAAGTACAAAGATAGCGTGGTCAACGTGCGCCAGCGATACCCAAAGCTGTCCATTTGGAAAGCCGATGACAAGATCGTACAAGGTGAGACAAAAGAAGTTGTTGTTGTAGACTTCTGGTGGACTGACCAGAATAGCGGTGACATCTGGAACGCAGTCATTGTCGAGGATGAATTTGCAAAGAAGCCAAAAAAGACGGCTTACCCTTTCATCCCGATTATTGAGATCTACGGGGATAGCGCGCCAACTAAGAGCGAAGCTTATCGCGGTTTGTCGATTCTCTATTCTATGGATGGCCCCTGGCAATACAAATGTAGACTCCTGTCTAACATGGGGACGGGTGCACTGTGGGCGACGTGGCCATTTTTCCTAGTCAGTCACCCTATGGGTATGGAGATCGGCGACATTAAGGTAAGACCGGGTGCAACTGAAGTTGTGCCAGAGGGGACGCGCGTCGATCAGGTTATGCCGCAGGTAAACCTTGGCGTAATCAACAATATGTTGGATAAGGTTGACGAGGGTCTACAGCAATCTGCTTTCCCACGTGTTCTGTATGGCGAGGCCGGATCCATGCAGGCCGGTTACGGTGTTAGCCTGTTGTCAGATGCTGCGAAGGGGCGCGTAAAGTCTCCTCTTGAATATTTGGAGATGGGCGTAATGGCCGTTAACGAATCGGTTATGGCGTTAGTCGAGGCGTTTGACGATGATGACGACGGCGTTGAGCTGTGGGGCAAAGACGAGGGGAGCGGGAAGCTTTACAAGTTGTGTCTGTATAAGGATGACATCGGCGGCTACTATGAGAACCTGTGCACGTTAAGACCGAATTTGCCACAGGATGATATGGGCCGGATGGCGTTCGGCTTGCAGATGGCTCAGTCTGGTCTACTGTCTCGACAAACTTTCTGGGACAAATGGGTGAACGTGGCGATGCCTACCGACGAACAAGATCGGATCTGGGCGGAGCGAGCGTTAGAATCTCAAGAGCTACAACAGAACATGATGCTAGTGAAGCTGATCGAATTGTATCCAAAGACGTGGGATAAAATCATCGTAGGATCGCCTTTGGAACAAGTGGCAGAGCGGATCATGGGTGTGCGCAAGCCGCAACAGCCAGCGCTACCAGGCATGGGCGAGCCGATGCCGATGCCGATGCCATCTATGGGCGGGCCGATGCCTATGCAACCACCTGCTGTTACACCGCCGATGGGCGGCGGGATTCCGCCTATTATGCAGGGACAGATCGAGCCTGAACAGCTAGGGCTACCACCGGACGCCGATCCCGCGTTGTTTGCACAGATTATGGGGCGGCCATTGCCGCAAAACGAGCAGTTAAATTTATTGGCGGGTCTTCCGCAGGAGGGGATTAATAGATAATGGCAATAACATATAACGGTTACCCAACGGTTACCCAGCCGTCATTGTATAACGGTACGGTTAACTATGGGCCAGCTAGCACAAGCCAACCAAGCTACAACACTAGAATGATTAACTATCAGTCTAGTTACCCTATTGACACTAGCCGCAACACGCGCCAGACGTACACCCCTGCACCCCTGCCGGGCAGCACGCTGGGCACCAAAGACGGATCGCAACCGAACTATTGGAGCGCCACGATCCCGCAGTACCAGCCACAAACTACAAGCCAGGCATACACGCCTAGCAGCGGGTGGTCTAGTGCGCCAGGTATGAGCCTGACTGATTTTGAGCGCGACGATTTTAGAGAACAAGGGCTGCAATACATGCAGGCAAACTTGCCCTATAATCAATTCCTGCAGAACCAACAGCAATACAATGCGGATTTTGGCGAGGGGCAGCGGCGATGGGATCAGCAGTTTCAGTACCAACAGGGGCTAGATCAATATAATATGGGGTTGACGCAACGTCAACAACAAATGGCCGAGTGGCAAGCGAATCAAGCCGCGAATCAATGGTCGGCTGATTTCAACCGACAAACAGCGAATGATGCATGGAATCAACAGTTTACCCAACAACAGCTAGGACTGCAGCGCCAGGCCCAAGACGTTGATGAGATGTATAAGCGCGGACAGATCGACCTTGGGCAACGCAACGCGGCGCTGTCCGAACTGCAGAACCAACAACAGTATGGTATGGCCCAACAGCAGTTTGCGCAACAGAAGCTAGAACAGCAGAGACGTTACGGTCTCGACGTGCAGACTCAGGCGCAATTGGATGCGTATCGTAATGCGCAGATGGCCCAAGAAGCGCAGCTTGCCCGCGAACAACTGGCGGCGCAACAGCAGGCGTCTATATTGAGTCAGTTTGGCCGAAACCAAGCGCCGAACGCGCGATGGGTTAGAGCAATCTAGGATAACAACAAATGGCTAATTGGTGGGACAGTGTCAGGGACTGGTGGATAGGCGACGAAGATGAGCCGAAACCAGACAGTAACGCAGTTGCGGATCTGGCCAAAGTTCAACAAGAGCATTTATTGAACGAGTGGAGACAGGCGATCTCCCCGTCTATATCTCCTGTACAACAGCGTAGTGATCCGTTTGAATCGGCGTTGGCGCAATGGCAGGGGACGCGCGCCGTACAGGGGCCACAACCGAGACCTATGCAGGGACCAGAGCCGAAACCCGAAACCGCGCCGACCGTCGATCCGTGGTCGGCGGCGGTTAATGCCTGGCGCGATGGGCCTCCGGTATACAATCCGTTGTCGAGCGCCAACGCTGGTAGCATAAAGCCACAAGCGCCGTCGCTCAATCCGTTCACGTATGATGTTGCACCTCCCCAGCAATCTCAGGTTGGCTACAGTTTTGATCGCCCAGATACGGGGGTGACTGGTCTACAACAGACTGCCTATGGCGGCGATACGCTTTCGTCTGCCCTAGCTCAGCCTAGTCAGTGGAAACCGCTGTTAGTTGATGATCTAGGGATACAGAGCGGGTATAACGCTCCACAGCGCCCAGGCGGTTTCCTGCAGAACGTAATGGACGTTGGCCCGGTTGATGCTACGATAGCCGCGGTGTTTGGCAATACTCCGGGCTACGATTATCTTGTAGACACCTACAACCAACAAAAAGAAGAGGGAACAAATAGAGGATGGGACGCCTTTAAGGATGACTTTTGGACTAGCCTGACGGCGCTGAACGTGCCAGGCAAGGCGATAGAGTCGACGGCGATCCCAGGTACAGCGGCCATTGCAGACTTCCTGACCAACAATGATACAGGACAGCAGGCAAAAGGAAACGTATCGCTTGGTCAGCTCGCATCGGCGTTTGGCGAGGCCGTAAACAAAACACTGAACCCGTTCAACCCAAACCAGGTTGACATGTCCTACTGGCAACTGTGGCAGGATAAAGGCAAAACGATGTGGGACATTTTCTCTAATAACCTAAACAGTTCTAGGCTAGTCAGGGAAACGATCGAGAGTCTGCCAGAGGATCAACGAACTGCCGCAAACGTGGCGCTAGTCAATATTATTTCCGGGCCGAATGCCGTCGAGGCTGCCGCTAATTCTATTCTGAACCAAGCTCAGAACGTACAGGTTTTGTACAGTAAAGCGGATGATGCGCAGAAAGCTGGCGACTTTGCGGCGGCGGCGGAGTATGGTAGACAAGCCGACGAACTCAAACGGAAAAACAAAACGGATCTGGTTGATGAGCCTGCTAACGTGTGGGCTGAATTGATGGGGGGTATATTCCTAGATCCAACAAACTGGTTGCCTGCCGGGTGGACAAAAGAAGCTGCCGAGGCCACTAGGGCGGCTCGTCTGGCGGCTATGGGCGAAGATGAGGCGGTGGGTGTCCTGTCTAAGGCGGTGGGCGGATCCGCGAACAATCCGCTTACATGGGCTGAATGGTTGTCACATCCCCTGGAATCTGGATCCACTTTGTATAAGGAAATGATCGGCGATGCTCCTGCCTGGCTTTCCTACATAAACCCCGCGAATCTATTGAAGCGTACGCCAGAGACAAACGCCAGGCTATCAACAGACGTGTTGTTTCGTGTGGCTTCTCAGCTAACATCGGGGGTTGGCGATAGGGCAGCAGCGCGGGCATTGTTAGATACATGGGCGACAACTCCCCAGGATTTGGTTAGGGGCGTTGTGATCCCAGGTCTGGAAAAGATTGCCGATACTGATGGCATCGTTAAGTTTGGCCCTGGATTTTTAGCCAACCCGGAACTGATCGAGCATTACCCTGTTCTTGCGAGCGCTAGGGATTCGATAGCCCAAATGGCTAGCCTGGCGGGCGATGCACCACTAAACCCTATAGAGTTCCTGTCAGAGTTTAATGACGTTGTATTTAAGGTGGCGCGATCTGCAAACGGTCTCGATGCTCTTGCCGAACTACCGGGGGGAGCGGCTAGTTTTCGCCTGGCGCGTACAGAGCTAGGGTTATCGATTGTTGAGTATCTGGACAAGGCGGGGAAGGTCGTCAGTAAAAGCAACGAGATGTTGCCCTATGATGCGCAACTGTTTGTCAAGAAACTAGACAACACCACAAAAGCAGCGGGTGAGACAAACCCGATCATGAGAGCATGGGGTACGCAGAAAGCGATCCTATCTGACATGTACTTAGGCATGTCCCCAGGATACTGGATTAAGAATGCCCTGAGTGCAACGGCTACATTGCTGACGGACAATACCTATACATTACTGCCCACCAGGGGCATACTGAACGATCTGGGGATAAAGTTTGGCGTAGCCCCAACATCTAGATCGCTTGATGCGGCCATGTCTGCTGCAGGGTCGGCTGCGATAGAAGCTATGGGCGGTGCGTCGCACTGGTCTGAACGTGTGTTAGGTGCAAATAATCTGTATGCCAGGCTGATGAATCGGTTATACAGTGTGCCGTTTGGCGCTACAGATATAGCCGGATCTGTTCCGTTTGGAGAACAGAACTTTGCATTACGCGCCACCTACGTTCCGTTCAAGCGGTATCTCTCAGAGAACTGGAAGTGGGCTACGTCTGGTTTTGGCGATGCGCTAAGGGGCATGGGCATCGATGATAATCTAGTCAGGAGTCTAACGGGGATAGTCTATGAGGCCGGGGTAAATGGGAACAAGCAGCAGGTTGCGGAGTCAATGAGACAGGTGGTTGCTCGCTCGACTGTTCCATACACGCTGAATGAGCTTGGAATACCTGATGAGCTAATCAGCGCAGAGGGCTGGAAAAAGCTTAACGACGTTTTTACATCTGCCCTGCCTGGACAGATCGATGACGCTATTGCAGAGATTAAATCTGTGTTCGGTGAGGAAATCCGGCGCGCAGGTGAGATACTAAACAGCGCACCACCCCAGCCATCACGGGGCATGTGGACAGATTTTGAGTCTGTGCAGGATGGTGCAGACGTTATAGACTCGATGGTTGACGCAGCTAAGCGGGCCGGTATGGACGCAGGGCAAGCTACGCAACGGGCCGAACAACTCATGCAACAGACTATGCAGGCAGAGCGCCATCTTTGGTCAACGTTCCGCGGTGAGGTGGCCCAGAGTACAGATCCGAACGCTCTAAACGTAGCTATGGATCTGCTTGCAAGGTGGTACGACTGGCGCAAAATGGCGCGTGCGCAGGTTGACGATCTGGGCAAAGCTGCCGCTCAAGTCAATACGCCAGAGGCATGGGCCAAAAAGTGGGAGGGGACTGGTAGAATCTATGGCGAGTTTACTGACTGGTTTGGATCTGTTGTAGATGAGGCTAGACAGGATCTACTAAAGATTTCTTCAGGGACGCCTGTAGAACAACGCTACAATTGGATGGACGTGATCCAGCGGTATGTAGACTACGATGAGCCATACATTCGACGTACGCGGACAATGGGACTAGGGAGCGTGCAGGATGCTGGCAGCGCGTATGACGAGGTCATACAGGCAAACCGTCAATATGTAGACAAATCTTTTGTCGAGTTGTTTAGCTCATTTCGCCGGTATCCTACCCAAGATTCGTTAGATCTGATAGCTGATGGTGTGCGCAAGGTGGAAACGATGGGGGCACAAGCCGCGGCGTTTCTGGCGAGCAAGCGCGCCGAACTGCTTCCCGGTCAAGCGTCTGTCTACCACCAACTAAGAAATAAGGTGTGGTCGGAATTCTTTGATAACTCCGTTGTTATGAACAAGATCACGCAGCGGCAAGTAGTTTTTAACGGTCTGGCGCAGCAGTCTACGAACGGTCTACGGTGGGTGGATGAGTTTGCGGGCGGTGAGTTCCGTTTGGTCGGCAAGGATGACAAGGGGTTTTGGCAAGCAGTCAATACAGCCACAGGGGCAACCGAACGGTTTGTCGATCCGGTGGATCTGTCTAAGATGAAAAAAGAAAAGGTGGTAACATCTTCGTTGCCATCTGTTCCACCTAACATTATACAGGAGTTTTACCGGCTGACGGGATCATCAACAGAAGCGGTAGACGATCTGATAAAGCAGATCGATGCGGACGCTGCCGCTAGATATGCGCGCCAAGAGGCTGAAATGATGGCGTTGCTAGATCAGCCGGTGCGCGTTCCTACGATGCATTTGGCGGGCGAGTCTGTAGAGACAGCAGCTAAGCGCGAGGCTGATAAGATCGTTCAAGAGATCGATGCGGCAAAAGAAGCGTTGTCTACGTTGCGGACAGAATGGGACAAGGTCGCTCGTGCCGGGCGTGGCTATTTGAAATTAGAAAATGCCGTAGGGTCTTACGTTAAGAACGGTGTAGCCAACGTCCCGGAAAACAAATTTGAAGATCTCTATGGGCTGACGGTTGCCGGTCGTCAAATTGATAACCAGGATGATGTAAACGCCCTGTTACAGGAGTATTACGAATTACGACAGCTGGTCAGGGGTGGGCGATCTCCGGTAGACCAGGCTATAGAATATGCGTTCGATCCGCTCGATCTGATGGATGATGCGATCTCCGGTGTAGATGATGTTGCTTCCGTCTCTCCTGCTACTCTTTCGGATGTAGTAGAATCCGGTGTCTACAACAAGATGAGCGCAAGGGAAATAGTGCAGCACGTTGCAGACAATGAATTACTGCCTGATATTTCCCAGGTAAAGGGAATGGGTCGGACAAAGTTGCTAGATTTCCTTCGCAACTATGTAGCGCCCATGACGAAAGATCGTCATAAGCTAGCAAGCACGATAGAGGGTTTAAACTGGTTTGGGCTAGTAAATGCGGAGTCCGATCTGTTTGAGGTTATTCAGGGCATGAATAATAACCTATATAGCCTAGCAGGAAATAAAGCGCCAGAGATGGGGGACGTAGCGCTACACCAGATTAGAACACTACAGGACGCATATGGCCGCGTGATCGCAAAACTACCGGAGATCCTAGAAGGTAAACCAAACAGGATGACGCCAGCGCAGCAGGTTAGGGTTCTGGATGAACTAAACAGGATACTCCCTCAGTACGATGACATCTTAGCGGGTGCTGTCCAGGTCGGGGAAAAGATGGGCAACTTTGCTATGTTGAACTATGGCGATAAGCGAAACCTAGATCTACTGTTAGGTGCTGTTTTCCCGTATCATTACTTCTGGTCTCGATCTGCGAAAAACTGGCTTCGTCGCGTTGCGTCTAAGCCGGGCGTTGTTAACTTCTGGTATGAATCGGAGCGGGCTATAGATCTAGAAAACGAGCAGAACGATCTGCCGCAACACCTCCGCGGTACACTGCCCAACCCATTGCCGTTCGGCCCTGACAGGATAGGCAACCCTCTCACCTACGCATTGCCGTTTGCTATGTATATGATGGGTAACGAGTTTGTAAATCCAGATGACGCGAAAAGTGAAGCGGAGCGCTGGATTATGAATGTGCAGAAGTTTACGCCTGGTCTTTACCCATTAGCTGATTACGCGTTAAAGGCTACGCTGGATCAACAGGCCCCGTTACCGGGTGGTCGGCGTCGGACAGATGCGATCCAGTTGGGTGATTTCCTGCCGTTATATCGTCTAGGTGGATATGCCCGCCAAGCGGCCACAGGGGAGATGGGGCCACAGGGGCCACTTGCCTACGGCGACGAATATGATCTAGGGCGAGCAGGGAAACAGGTGGGACTGTCTGCTATGCGTGGGGATACGGATCCAGACGCGGCCATGTGGGGTACGGATGTTGGTTACCAGCTACAGACAGGATCGTCGGCATTGCCGGAACAGGATCCGGGGGCGGTAGACGCCTGGCAACAGGGCGCTCAGCAGGCTGGCGCAGAGCGACTCACTAGTCGCGCCATGTCGTTTTTGCTGGGGGTTCCTGGCTACTATCTAAGCGAAGAAGAAAAGAGGGTTCGCCAGATGAAAGGCGAGCGCGTAGGGTTAGGCTATGGATCGAGCAATCCATATGGTAGTAGGGCAGCGGTAGACGAGTACACCGGCATGGGCGGCGATCGATTCGAGTCAACGTTTAATTACTCGCAGCTTTATCCAGCGGGCGACAATCGCAAGCGAGCGAGGCCGGGGGAGCGCGCCGCGCAGTCACAGTATTATGACGAGTTTGGCGGCATTATGGACAATATGAACATGTCCGTCACTAAGTTTCTATTAGAGAACCCTGAAGCTACAAGCAAGGAGTTGAACGATCTCAAGTCCCCCTATTGGGATGAGGTTGAAGAACTCAAATCCCGTTACCCATCCCTGCCAGAGATTGACAGGAACAGGGGTCTTAATACTCGATATATGAATCCCGCAGAGCAGGCGCAACAGTGGGTAGAAAAGACGGTAGGTTATAAGCCACCGGGGAAACCGATCTATCCTGGGGTAGACGCTAGTGTCGAAGATAAGAAAGCCTATTATCTAGCAAAGGCGGAGTGGGACTATAAGAGACTTGATCATATCGATCGAACCTTCTCGCAATTTCTCGCGTATAACGATGAGTATCCAGACGCATGGAAAGAACAGGCGCGGGGCATGGTCGAAAAAATGTACGCATCTGAACTATTACGCGGCTATGATAACCGATTTGCGGGGGCAGTAGAAAAGGCATGGGATGATCGACAAAGCTTTGTGGAAGAAGTAGAGGACGCCGAATGGCAGTATAAAGAAAAGGCGGTTGTTGACAGACTCGGCAAAAGAGCATACAGATTGATACAGGAGTATTACGCCCTACCTAAGGATAGTGACGAGCGTCGACAATTCAAGGATGCTCACCCCCTACTAGATCGGGCGTTTATGGCTAGCTATCATCCAGAAGAGTACGACAAATTTGTCGATCTCTTTGGCGCAAGCGCTTTTGATATGGTTGCGCAGAAGCCTGCCCACCCTGGGGACGGGGCCACAGAGGATCAGCTACAGTCGTACTATGAACAAATGAACGCCTACACCAAAGCCAACCCAAACGCCGAGGCGGCTAGGCTCTGGCTAAACGGTCGGCGATTTGGCGCGGCAGAGGGGAGCGATAGCTATGGGAAGGCCTATGATGAGGCGGTCTCTATTTTTGGCCCAAACATCTTTGATATTCTCAATAGCTTCCCCAGTGGCGGCACAAAAGAACAGCGGGCAGCGTGGTACAGGTCGCACCCAAAAGAGAACATGCTACGCTCTGGGTATATGGAATGGAAAAAGGAGTTCCAGGACAAAGACAAGGCTAGCGTTGAAAATGATCGGACGGGCACAAAAGACGGATCTGTTAGCAATGCTGACGCAGGCGAGGGATACACAGGGCCGCGTCCCGTTGGTAGCAATAGGCAGCCGATAGGCAGTTTTGATCCTTTGATCCCAAGTCAACCGAGCAAATGGGCTAGCTACAATTGGGATACACTACTGGATCAGCAGGCCGTCAATCCCTGGACACAGCGCGCAAATGAACTAAATGCCGGTATCCTGGGCGGAGCGTCCGTGCCTGGTGAGATGAGCGCGGCCACAGATCGGGCGACGTACAACCCGTTATCATCTGCTGATTACCGATACCAAAGGTCGGGAAGCAAGCCAGCGTCCAGCGGTGTAGCTGGTGAGCCTAGTATGGACGTGGCGCAAAAGTACGCCATGATGGATGAGAATTACGTCAAGGGCGAGATGTCTCGACAGGAATGGGCGGCGCGTCGCGGTTCACTGGTGGAGCGTTTCGGATCCGATGCCGGCAGTATATGGGATGCATATTATAATCTGCCTAAGGGAGAGAAGCGCAAGGAGTACATTGCCGATCACCCTGAAATGAGAGTGTATAACCTAGCAGCATACAACCCTGACGATTTCGCTACAGCGTCCGATCTTTTCGGTCAAGATGCCATTATGGCATGGGCGAGATCACCGCGTTATGAGGATACGCCAGTTGCCAAGGCGGCGCGATCCAGGTACTGGGACGACAATCCAAAGGCGTTCCTTTTTCATTCCTGGTTGAATGGACGCCCAGCAAACAACAGCGAGGGCGATCAGGGTGGCGATTTTAAGTATAACCTTGGTGCAGACTACTCTGCAGCCAAAGATCTCTTTGGTGATAACATATGGAACATTGTTGAGTCCTATAAGCGCGGATGGGATAAGGTTGCCAAACGATCTTTCTTCGAAAAGTATCCGCAACTGTCTAAGTTTTTTGACTGGTGGTATGGCGATACTGAGTCCGCGTCTACGACAGGGGGCGGGCGAGCAAGCGGCGGCGGCGGTGGTGGGCGTGGATATAGCCCGTCACGTTCTGGCAGTCGGACAGTCGTAAATATCCAACCCGTCTACGCCCAACCGATGGCCAGAGGACTGGCAGAGCCACCGCGGATTACGGGTTATCAATCGGCGGGGATCAATGATCGTTGGCTGGAAGCCGGGCGAAACCTATCACCCGGTAAGCCTAAGGAATGGAGCCCGACGTGGATCAGGGGGTTGCGAGTATGACAAACAATGAGTACTGGCAAGGGTACGAAGGGGCAACAGGCAAGAAGCGCCCACCGTGGATTGATGGCGTAGGCAACATAAACTGGGACTACAATAAGCCAGATCCGCCAAAGCCACCAAAGCCGACCGCTACACAAACGGCTGGCATGATCCCGCAGGTATACGCCCAGCCGATAGCCCAGGGTCTATTACCCCAGCCTGGTGACATACGTCCCTGGCAACCTGGGCTGCGCGGGTGGCGTCCAGGTTGGGGATAAGATAGACAATAAATCTATTGACAAATATCGATAGATTTGGTATTCTAACAGGTAATTGAATAAGTCCCACCGGGATTTTTCATAATTGTCTCAGCGGGGATCTATACATCTACTGTGATGGCGGATGTCTAGATCCCCGTTTTGTTTCTTAAAAACTGAATAGGAGTAATTACAATGGCAATAGATCAGGAGTTGTTTGGGGCCGTTTCTGGGGTTGATGATGGAACTGGAGAGAACCCGGTAAACCAGGATGCGACAACCGAGACGGGCGACGAACGACAGCCAGCGGATCTCCCCAAACAGGGGATGCCTACAGAAAAGCCCAAAGTCAACCTTGACGAGTTGGACGAGTTTCGGGCGTGGAAGTCGCAGACAGATAAGAAGATCGCCCAGTACGAATCCAACGCCCAGCGTCTAGATCGCGAGCGCCAAGAGGCTCTTCAACGGCTACAGCAGTACGAAGGGCAACTAGAGCAATTACAGACAAAAGATCTGGACGATTACGGCAAGGCCCAGTATGAGAATCAAAAGCTGCGCCGACAAATGGAACTGCTACAACAGCAGATGCAGCAGCAGCAGATCGACATGGGTAGACAACGTTTGATGAGCTACATTCAGGAACAAACGGGTGTACCTGTATCGGTTTATGCCGAGGCGCAGAACGCCGATCAGGCATGGGCGATGGCGGCCAAACATTTGCGCGATGCGTTACCACAGCAGGCAAAGCAGATCGCCCAGCAGCGAGTTGAGAAACAAGAGGCGAACGCGGTTGACATCGGCGGCGGTGCTTCCTCCGGGATAGCTGCCGAATTACAACAGCGATACGAGAATGCTAGCAAGAGCTTCAACACTTCAGCCGTTTTGGACATTATGAACGAAGCGGATGCGAAGGGGGTGCGGCTCAAGCTCTAACTATGGGAGTAACTAATTATGGCTCAAGGTATGTTAAGTTCGTTTAGCGATACTATTTCAACGCAACGGACTGTCAGTAATATTATAAAGTTGATCGATCCGCAGGATACCCCCTGTCTGTCCTACTTCGGTACGGATGCCCACAAGCGGATCCGCATGGAAAATTTTCCCAACCATAAGGTTGAATGGTTGGAAGATACGCTCCGCGTACGTAGCGACCAGCTGGCCGAGGCGCTAGACAACAGCGAAACCGGGGTCGATATTGATGACGGAACTAAGTTCAAGCCCGGCGATGTGATTTTGTGCGAAGATGAAAAGATGTATATTTCCTCGATCGCTACAAACACATTGACCGTTATTCGTGGGTGGGGTGATTCATCCGCTGTTACTCACGCCGATGATACAGCAATCACCTACCTGTACAGCGCACGCGAAGAGGGCGACGATAGTGACGCCCAACCCTATACCGTTCCTACGTCACCTTACAATCATAGCCAGATCTTTCATCACGAGATTAAGATCTCCGGTAGCGAGATGAATGCAACAAGCCGCTATGGGATTCCTGATCGGTATAAATATGAACTGATGAAAGCGCTTGGCGGCCTGGGTGGTGGCAACGGGAAAAAGGGCAACGCTGGCGATCTGATGATCGACCTAGAACGAACGTTTGCCTATGGTGAACGCGTTGCGAGATCTAGCGGTGTGGCTGGCGGTATGGGCGGCTTTGAAACCTATGTGACTACAAACGTCACCGATCTGTCTGGGTCGTCTCTCGATCCGAAGACGTTCGAAGATGCGGTGGAAGATGCATGGTCGTACGGCGGCAAACCAAACGTGATCGTAACGAATGCATTTGGACATCGGAAGCTGACCAGTTTCTACGCGGGCAGCGTGCGCACAGAACGCAGCGAGCTCACGGGCGGCGTGGTGATTACCAAGGTAGTTACTCACTTCGGCGAACTGGACATTCTGCTGAATCGCTGGGTTCCGAATGATAACCTGTATATCTGCCAGCGGGATCTAATCGGCTGGTGCACACTGCGCGACTGGAAAGAAGAGCCGCTCGCTAAGACCGGCGATTTTGTTCGCGGTCAGGTGGTCGGCGAGTTTAGCTTTGTCGTCGCAAATCAGAAAGCCCACGCGTTGATTAAGAATATGTCTACCACAAGCTAGGGGGCGCTATGAGTGTAATAAGTAATTTTGTGGATCAACCCTTTGATTTTATCTTGGGGGAAAATCCACAGCTACGATGGGGAACTAGTGCGCCTGATGGAGACGCAGAACCGTTCAAGAGCTTGCCGGTCGGCAGCATGTACATGTATGCGCAGTCGGCGACGATTCGCAAGTGGTATACGAAGCGAGCCAACGGGCAGCGTGATGACGATTGGGCTATGGGGATGCATTGTGTCCAACAGCGAGTTGCTTATAGCGATTTTACTGACGGTGGATCCACCAGTGGCACTCTGGCCCTAACGGAGACGATCCCCGTGGGTGCGTGGGTGCAGCGCGTTATTCTGCAGAACGTCACCGGGTTTACTGGTGACACTACTGCGGTGATTACGGTGGGCGACGGTAGTGACGTTGATCGATACAATGCGGGTACGCCTAGTGTGTACACTACAGCCAACGCTATAGATCTGGGAGCGCCGAGCGGTACGCAGATCCATACAGCGGCGGCCACTGTGACGTTGACTATTACGGGAACGGCTGACTTTACCAGTATTAGCGCGGGCAACGCAACCGTACGGATTTACTATCTGCTATAGCATGGCGGGCGGTGCAGGTGGGATCGTACTGTGCTGCCCTCTATGAAAGGAGACGCCATGTTAGAGCAAGGTAGTATCTACATCCAAAAGGTTTTGCAGTCTGCTGCGACGGGTACGGGAAACGGTACGGCAGTAAACTGCACGGATCTGTCTAAAGGTGCATTTAAGATCATCACTCTGCAGGTGGCGGGGATCAGTGGAGACACGATCACCTGGGAGGCAACAATCGACGGCACGAATTGGGCAGCATTCAGTGTAACAAACCTGGGGACGGCAGCGGCGGCCACTACGGCCACTGCTAACGGGATCTATAGTGCTGACGTTACGGGGATTGTACAGTTTCGCGCCCGGATCAGTACGTACAGCGCAGGGACAATTACAGTAACAGGTATTCTCACGTCTCGGTGATTGTCCAACGAAAAACGATTCATGGCGGCCCTAGTGTAACACTGGTCGCCATGTTTTTTTGTAGGGGTAGTTTGTGGCTGCACCGTCGATAGTCACCGGTCATACAACAAAATACGATACATCAAATGTAACGAGTAGAGACATTAACGCGCCTACCCATAGCGCGGGCGATGTTATCTATATCGTGGCGTCATATGATGCAAACAGCGGGACGTTCACGACGCCCAGCGGCTTTACCGTGTTGTTTGATAATCTACCGTTTCTGACTAGTGGTAGTTCTAAGGTCGGCGTGTTTGGCGCATGGTACAAAACCGCTGGGGGTAGCGAGCCGTCTGCCTATACGATAGAGACATCACCCAGTGAGCGGGCGGCCATTATCGCATTTGCTGTTACTGGCGACGGTGGGATCGATGCATCTGCAGACACAAACGGCGATAGCAGCACGGCCACGATCCCAGATGTAACAGCCAGTGCGTCAAACGGTTTGCGGATCGGCGTGATCGGGTGCGATGCCACTAGCAACACGTCACCGCATGGGACGCCTGCCACGTTTGACGCCACGTTGGCGGAGTTTTTCGCTACGTCTGCCGGCGCGATCAGTGTTCACTACAAAGCGCTGGCGAGCAGTGGATCGGATGGCGATAGGACTGCATCTCTCAACGCTACAGAACAGTGGGTCGGTGTTAGCTGGATCATCAAAGAGGTGGTGGGCGGCGGCGTGTCTGTTACGCCAGCGTCGGCAAACAGCACTTCTTCATCCGTAGCGCCAACGGTGGTGTTGGGAAGTATATCGGTATCGCCCAGTATAGCCAGTGAAACATCTTCCGCTATAGCGCCAACGGTGGTGTTGGGAAGCTTGTCACTGTCTCCGAGTGCTGCCAGTTCTGCAACGGCGTCTACTGCACCAACGGTGATCCTGGGCGGTATGTCGGTATCTCCGAGTGCTGCCAGTTCTGTATCTAGCAGTATAGCGCCGACAGTCGTACAGGGTAGTCTGTCACTATCGCCCAGCATAGCCAGCGCGGCGGCTAGTGGTGTAGATCCAACGGTGTCTATAACGGGCGGCGCAATTATCCCCAGCGCTGCCAGCGCTACAGCGAGCGCCGTAACGCCATCGGTTATACATGGTAGCCTGGCGATAACTCCAGGATCTGCAGATGCCACGTCGAGCGCCATAGCGCCGTCTATTGTGCTAGGCAGCGTGGCTGTGTCTGCTTCGTCTGCAGACGCCACAGCAAGCAGTATAGCGCCAACGGTGGTATTGGGAAGCCTATCATTATCACCCGGCATTGCCAGCGCGGCGGCTAGTTCTATAGCGCCAACGGTTATACAGGGGAGTCTGTCACTAACGCCCAGCGTAGCCAGCGCGACGGCTGGCGCTACCGATCCGGGGGTTCTGGCTCCGATAGCTGCTGACGCAGCGAGCGCTATAGCTGGCGCGACTGATCCAACGGTGATACTAGGGAGCCTGACGATAGCTGCTGACCCTGCTGGGGCCACTGGGAGCGCCACAGGGCCATCTGTTGTGCTAGGCAGTGTGATCCTATCGCCAGCGTCTGCAGACGCCGTGGCGGGCGTTGTAGCGCCCCAGGCGATAATGGGGAGTCTGGCGCTATCGCCTGATGCTGCCAGCGTAGTGGCTAGTAGTATCGCGCCAACGGTGGTGTTGGGCAGCACGGTGGCCACGCCTGGCGCGGCTAGTGCGGTGGCGGGTGCAACGGATCCGGGGTATCTGGTTCTGTTTATAGCGGTGTCGTTAACACTGCGCAGTCGTGCGCTAGGGTTGACGTTGAATAGTAGATCGCTGGATCTGACGGTAAACGATCGTGATTTGGTTTTGACATTAAACAGTAGAGACCTTGGGCTATCGCTCAAGGATCGTGACTTGAGCTTGACGCTCAGAAGTAGGTGACAATATGGCTAGTGGATGGACAAATAAAGGCAAGTATCATGTGCTGAACATTACGTTTCGCAACGCAACCGAAAAGACAAACTACTATGTTGCGCTGGTGACGAGTGCGACAGCGCCGACAGCAGATACTAACACACTGTCTGAAATGACAGAGATCGCGGCGGGTAATGGATACACAAGCGGCGGTTATTCGCTGACGCCTGGTGGCACGGACTTTGACGTAATCACGGAAGATGACACAAACGATAAAGGACTGGTGCAGATTAAGGACATTGTGTGGACTGCGAGCGGCGGGGCAATCCCCAGTAGCGGCGGCGGGGCGCGGTATGCTGTACTGATAGATGATAATGTGACAGTCGGTAGCCGCGAGGTTTATGCCTGGTGGGATCTATCATCTGATCGCAGCGTTAGCGACGGGCAAACCCTGACACTACAAAACTGCGAATTGGACATAACGTAATGAGCAACGTACGCAAGGTGCTGGAGGGCGTGCAGGAACAAGGTGTAGATGAGAGCCTGTCATACGGCATCACCACTACACCCTGGGGTAGCACGCCCACATCTATTTCGGTGGTAGTCAAGGATGTAACGGATCCATACAATGTTACAGTTGTAACGGATGATGTCACAAGCGGATCGCCCAGCGCGGCGGGGGATGTGATAACGTTGCCAAAGTTATTGTCGCTGACGGTAAACCACAAGTATCGTGTTGAGACAAAATTTACCGACAGCGATAGCAACATTTGGGAAGCGTGGTTCGAGGTATTGGCGGTGCTATGATAATTCCATATTTAAGAACTCAGTCTGAATTACTCGAAGGTGTTCGCCGACGAATGCGGGATCCAAGCGGAGCGCGCTGGCCTGATACTGAAGTGTACACAGCGATCAATGAATGTATGCTAGACTGGCACGGGCGCGTCTCTATTCCTCATGTATATACGATCTCCGGTGGGTGGGTGTCTGGCCAAACAGAATACGCCCTACCGAGCTACATCCGGGGGGCGGTAGATCCACAGCAGCGCAGATACGCAAGCACGTGGCTACATGTGTCTGGGGTGGCATCGGATGCTGACACGTGGCTAGATATGCAGGGGTTCGATATAGAGCCCGATGGAGACGGGGGGCAGGTGATCCGGTTTTCATACTCGCCATCTAGTGACGAGGGGCGGGTTATCTGGTGGAACCCTAACGGGGCTGTTCCTCTGTCCATTCCTACGCTCAACGCCAGTATCGTGGCGGGCGATACTAGTCTAGTGATTGCATCCGTCGTCACCGATATAGAGCCAGCGGGATACGCAAAGATAGAAACTGAGTGGATCCACTATGCTGGGGTGACAGAAGGGGCAAGCACAACAACGCTGGCGGGACTAACGCGCGGAGTAAACGGAACTACAGCAGCTAGTCATAATAGTTCTACAAACGTCGAGTGGGGGGTAGGCGCGCATCGCGACGATCTGTTTGGTCAAATGTACAACTATGTACGCAGCCATCTTCACGGATTGTATCTGACTGACGCAGCGGAGAGCGAGCGAGCACAGCACGAGCGGTTATCCCTGTACTACAAACAACTGGCTGATGAGTACTGGCGGCGCTACATGCCAGCGCGCAAACCGAAGATACGCTTGGATAGTCGAGGAACTGGCCCGCTGATGGCTGATGCACAGTACCATCACTACACTAGATCCTGGGGTTCGCAACTATGATCGATCAGGTCTACAAGTGGGTGCATAATAACTTCTTCACTAAGAGGGAACTTTGGAACGGTGTCTTAAACCTAAAGTATCTTGTGTTGTCTGGTATGAGCGGCGGGCAAACCGTTTACGGTGGTACTGATGCGAACGACGATCTTACGCTAGACTCTACCAGTGATTCTACCAAAGGCTACGTAATGCTACAGTCTGGTGGGGGCAACGTCGGGATCAATACGACGAACGTTACGCACGCCTTGACCATTGGGACGCCTGAAACCCCAGTCGTGTCGTCGGCAAAAATGGCGGTGTATGTTGCAACGGGGGCCTATGCGATATTTCGATCAACAGACAATGACATAGAAGCGTTGGTGGGTGCAGACTCAAACGGGGCAATCGTTGGGGCCATGACATCTAGCGCGCTACAACTGAGAACAAACAACAGTACTAGAATACACGTCACAAGCGGGGGATCCGTTGGCGTCGGCCATACGTCACCGTCGTACGGTCTAGATGTCCTGTCTGGCGCAGGGTCTCAGAACATAGCGCGCTTTGGACAGTCGGGGGTTAGCAACGGTTTAACCGTAACTAGTAACGGATCGTCTCTAACTATATCCATATCTGGCGTCATCGGTGAAGCGTGGAATAACCTGACCTATAACACGGGGTGGGAGACGTTTAGCGGAAGCTTTAACCCGGCACAGTACAAGAAAGTCGGCGATCTTGTTTTCGTTCGTGGGCTAGTAAAGAGAACATCTGGGACTGAAACGATCATTGGTACTTTACCGAGCGGGTATAGGCCGAATCTCACGAATATATTTTCCTGCACAACCTACGATAATGTATGGGGAGAGGCGCGGGTAGACTCTAGCGGCAACATCGTTTTTATCACTGGTGACGTTACATGGTTTAGCCTAGACGGCATTATGCTGTCTACAGTTTAATGAGGCAACAATGACAGGACATATAAAACTAGGGGACGTTGGGGATCTACGCGACTACATGATCGCCGATATGCGCAGCTATGTAAAATCACCGGCAAACCAGTTTGCGGCAAAGCTGGCGACGGGGGCGGGGAACTATGACGATCTGCAGAATTGGTCATACTGGGTTATGGATAATTGGCAAGCGGGCGTTAGTCAGAAGGACGCGGACGCGGGCGGATCCCTGTATAGTGAGCTAGAATCGCGCTACCCTAACGAACTACGATTACCCAGGCCGCTAACGTTCGCATATCATCTATCCGGCACATACGAAAATGGTTTTGCCGGATCCACTGCAGTTCCAACGGATGAAATCACGATCGGTACTACACAAGCCGTTCACCGACTGGCGCGTCGCATCTATTGTACTGCAGCGGCACCGCGGATCTACGTCAAACTGTGGCTGCCACATGATAACAATTGCACAACGGTAAAGGTTGCAATTTATTCGGACAGTGCTGGATCGCCAAACGCCCAGGTGTTTTCTAATACGTTTGACCTAGATCCAAAAATTGGATACGGTGATTACATTGTGCCGATGGTTTACAGTACTAGCGCAACAACCTACTATCATATCGTCATACTCCCCTATAATGATGGCGAGACGCTGCGCGTACCTATATCCACAACCGGCACTAGTAATTTGTTTTTCACCTACAATGGATCGACGTGGGCGTCCACTACAACAAGCGCATTTATTCATGAGGTGCGCGGTTATTTTTCCGCCGATAATCAGACGCATGCAATCAAATTTTTTACGGCTTACGATAAGCTGATCGGCGGGATGGAGAACGCGATCCGCGCAGAGAACACCGACCTAAACGGATGGACAACATTATCAACCCTGGCTTCTGGAGACATCACCGATTTGCTAGAGCTAGGCGATACGATGGTCGTAGGGCAAGGCAACGTCCGTGCCCTGTCTACGATCGATTCCGTTGGGACAGTCACGGGTGGTAGTGTGTCCGCCAATCGGCTAGCCTATTGGAATGGCTATGTGTGGCGGAGTGACGCCAATGAGGTGTATTACTCAGCGGACATGGTCACCTGGACGGGGCCGATCGAGGTATGCGCCAGCGGGTTTCAGGTGCGCGGTATGGCTGGGCTAGGCGATCATCTCTATGTGTCCTGTGATGACGGTCTATACTATATTGGCTATGGTGATTTTGTATTTCGTGTTACGTCATGGGGCGGAGTCGATAGCACAAATGGCGAGCATATGATTAACTATCATGGGAATTTAATCATCGGCGTGGGTGAGTCCATCTTCCAGTTTGATGGCCAAACCATGTTGCCCATAGGACTGGATCTCAAAGAGGGGATCCCAGCTAATTACTCCGGCACGGTGGCGGCGCTGGTCGCGAATAATAACTGGTTATACTGCGCGATCACATCTAGCAGCACACAGGGACAGGATACGATTTGGGCATATAACGATCAGGGATGGCATTTCATCGCAGCGCTTCCGCCGAAACCGTATGGCCCTACCATCCTATCGATGTGCTACCAGCGCGACGCAAAACAGCTACACATTGGGACAAACTTCGGCCACGTGTATTCTGTCTATGCGCCAGACGTGGCGCGCGAATCCACATTGGCTAGTGTCTATGGCAGATACAAACACTACGGATGGCTGGAAACCGATTGGTTCTATGGTGGGCTGAAAGAAGTACAGAAGGATTTCGAATCGGTGTATGTTTCTGGCGAGAATTTTAGCGCAACACAGTACGCTGAAATCTACTGGCAAGATGATGATTCGACTGACTGGGAACTATTGGGGACTGTCACCAGTGACAGACAGGAGCTCCGTTGGTCTAACTACACCACGCGCCCAAACAGCAGACAGATAAAGATTGGCATCGCCATGTATGGCGAGTCGCTAACTGCATCGCCGATGATCCATGCGGTCCGGGTAAAATACCATCCGATGGTGTCTGACTGGTTCCGCTGGTCGTTCCCTATCCTGGTCAGTGATCGACAACAGGAGATCGATCACACCATATCAAGCTATAGCGCGTACGAAAAGCGGCTACACCTGGATAGTCTCATCACACAGGTTCCGCCATTCATTCTTCAGGACATCGACGGTGAAACGCAGTATGAGGTAAAGGTTATGGGCTGCCAGATCCAGGCGTCCAACTACGAATGGATCAACGGATCGCCAGAGTTTGACTCTATCTATAACATAACCGTAGAACAGGTTCGTAATGGCACGTACGAAGCTTAAGCGGATGAAGCGGATCCCTGGCGGCAAACGTCGTCGATTACCGACGTTGACCGGCGCGGATCCGAAAATTAGCGAGCGAGCGCCCGACGCGTTGCAGAGTTTGATCGCCGATCTTGGTGGATCAACGGACGATATAAAGCTAGCCAAGCAGGTGCTGAAGCTGAAGACGGATTTTCCTGCTGCCAGTATCCCGGAGCTAGTCGTTTACGTCTGGTTACAAGCGCATGGCATCCCGTTCGAATTTCAGGCCATGCTATACGGTGGGCGGCGGTCAAAAGGTGGGCTTGTGCCTGACTTTGTCCTACAGTATGGTAGCAAGGGGATGGCGTGGCAGGTAGAAGGGGAGTACTGGCATAGGCAGGACAGCTCACACGGGCAAAAGGATGCCACTGTCAGATTACGCCTACTGGGCGCTACGTATAAGGGCATCAGAATTGACACGGTGGTTTCTCTATGGGAGAGGGACATTTACAGGAAAAGGCCCACCGTGTTTTTACAAGCTCTTCTTGGGATAGGATTGCGCGGATGAGAGTATTGTTAGTCGCGCCAAGGAGTGACCTAGAGAATCTAGATACAGAAGTATCTGCTATTCTGCGCAGCGGTCTGGATGTAGTTCCGCTACTAGGGAACATTACCCACGCCGATCTAGTCAGAGAAACAGAACAAAGTAGCTACGATATTCTATGGGTGTTAGCTCATGGAAGCAAAGGGGGGATCGTTTTATCAGACGGCATTTTACCATCTTCACTGCTGACAAGTCTGATCCGTAATGCCGGTTTTCGTCTCGTGGTACTGAACACCTGTGACAGTATTAACACTGCGCAGATGTTACAGAATGAGACAGGGGCCGAGGTGATTGCCACGATCGGGGATGTAGATGACAGTACAGCATATCAGACCGGGGCGCTATTCGCCAGGGCGCTGGCCACAACCCGGTCGATACACAGGGCGTATAGGCAGGCTAGGCCCGGTGGGAATGATAGCTATGTCAGATTGTCTCCCGATGGCGGCGCTATTGTTAGGGTAGGTGGTAAATTGACTGACGAGATACATGAGTTGGTCAAGGCGATCTATGAGCTAAAACAGGAGATCGCCTTGCTAAAACTGAGATTGGAAGCGATAGAAAAATTCGAAGCGCCAGCGTCGCAGCTTAGCCGCTATTTTGCAGCGATTGTCACCATGCTGATCGTTATCTCGGTTTTGGCTGGGATGGGGCTGTATCTGCTAGCCACAGGGGGGATAGCATGACGCTACGTGATTTTACGGCCATACTCTATCCTGTGCTAGCTGCGACGGCGCTACTACAGTCTGGAATGACGTTTTTGTTTTGGCGTATACGCCGACCAACGGACGTAGTGATCGCCCTGGGCATATACTTCTTTACTGTGTTTATTACGTTTAGCATATTGGCGTTCCAGGTTGGTGGCAATCGCGTCGGGCATAGTGAATGGTTTCCCTACATGATCGTGTCGTCGCGTGTGTTGATGTTGATGTCGATGTGGTTCCACATGTGGCAATACTGGCGCAGGATGCGGGAAGACAATGCGATAGAAAAAAGAGATCGGGGATCTCCATCGGATCCCCGATCGTAGCTATCTGCCGTGACCGTTCGTTGTCGGTGCTGACAACTCCGGTAGCCTGGTAGAAATGGCAGACCAGCGGCGACCATCCCGAAAAACTCTTCCCTGTTCTAGCATCTCGTCCAGGTCGCGCCGAATCGTTTTGTCAGACACGGCACTACCCAACAGGCGGGAAATTTCCGTGATCGTAGTCGGGCCATTTTCGGACAAAATATTGGACATTTCCAATTGTCTTTTCTGAATTTTGTCCAAAATTTTGTCCACTTTTTTGTCCAGTTTCCCGGACGCACCAGTGGTTATGTCCAAAATTTTGTCCACTTTTTTGTCCAAAGAACTGGACATTTTTGTCCCAGCTGTCCTTCGTTTTGTCCAGTTTTTCCCGGACATTTCAGGCTGCCGATCGTGCCAACGTTTCAGCCCGATGGACAGAAAAGCGCACAATGATATAACTGGCAACCATGCCATGATCGGGTGTCCATTGCTGGCCGTCTCGATGCTGTATACCAGGCCGATGATAATACTAACGCCCACCAATAGAGACAGAACAGTGAGCGAGAATGGCAACAACCACTTACGCCCATTGTTCAACCATCCGTCAAACAGGTATAGGGATAACTCCACCAACTCAAACACCGCAATTTCTACCACAACCGCGAACGCGAACGCGGCCACGGGGCTGAATCCTAACTGCACCTGACTGATTTTGTACACGCTGATCGCATTGGGCAGCGGGGCTGCAATTGCGATTGCCCGCGCTGCGATCTCCACCGTGTAATCTGCCGTGGATGTAACTATAAAATAGACCAGATGCAAAACGGATTCCCAAAAGCGTTTTAGGATCTTTACCCAGTCGTAGACATTATCCCCTGCTAGATCGATCGATCTGATTTCCATTGTGTGTTCCCTCTATCTATATCACTAACGCCGACTGTCAAGCCAACGCATAAACCGTAACCCGGCATATGCACCTAGTCCAACTGATGCCAACATAACCACTGTTGTTGTGATCGCCTCTAGCATGTTATAACCTCCCATGCAAAAAACATTCTGTAGTTGCCAAATTGCCACGTCGTTAGCCAACGCCGATCCGTCGATAATCGGCGACGATCCGTCGCGCATCGGCGACGATCCGATAATAGCCGATGATAGAACAATGTTGCACCTATCCATAGAACACCGATAGCCAGCCACCCGGCAGCATCTGTTAGCAGACAATGGGCCATGTCATTTCCTAGCACACAAAACAGAACTGTCAGGAGTGTAACAGCAGACGTTCCTGTCCAACTATCTAGCAGACCTGTCTGCCTGGCAGATAGCAGTAGGATCACCGATAGGGATATAGTAGCGATCATGATTGTCATGTTCATGTTTAGTTGTCCTCACCTGCTATCTGTGACACAATCTCCCGGTATTCCGTCAGCGCCTTTTGGTATCGTCTGCCACCAGTAGCGCCCCATATGTCGCGCAGTATGGCATTTTGTGAACAGCCATCCTCCATCATTTGCCGTACACGCGCAGCCGTGGCGCTGTCTGGAAGTACTTCCGCGGGTACTTCCAGAGTACTTCCAGAGCACTTCCCGATCCGTGTGGAAGTGCTTCCCGGAAGTGGTGCGGAAGTACTTCCCGGAAGTGGTGCGGAAGTACTTCCCATAGGTGGTGCAGGCAAGATGGAAGTACTTCCGGTATGCCAAACATTTTTGCCGTTTAGCGACGTGCAGATCGCCTCTAGATCCTGTTGGGTGCAGTTGGGTACAGCCAGACGTTTCATCTCTCCCGATGGCGGTAGCCATACACACTGCCCGATCTGTAGTTTCTCCGCCGCTTTTCCAAACTCCGCGTTGCCACTCTGCACCCTTGCCACGTCGCGACGGCTACGCATGGCGATCATGCTAACGAAACTGTTGCGCACGGTTGTATCCATCACGCTCCCGTTAAAGCTTTGCCCGATACACATCGCGTAAACGCCAACCTTTCGCGTTTCCTGGCTGATCTTTCCTAGTACCATAGCCAACAATGGCGCAATGTTGGATCGCTGTAACAGCGCGGTGGTTTCGTCCACCACTAGAATCATCGGCGATCTATCCTGATCCCTACCGGCTAGTCTCCTGGCTCCGACCGAATCTACATAGAACAAAGCGTCCGTCATTCCTTTATCGTCGTGTGCTACGTCAAACAACAGACGATTGCCCAGCGGGTAGAGCGACGCGCCCAGGCTCTCATCGCCGCTATCGTAGTGCGGATCCAGCACAATGAATTTTCCGCCCTGCATTGCGGATTGCGCCAGGATTGATCGGATCAGCGTGGATTTTCCTGTACCAGACATCCCACCGATTAGCGCGCTGTATAGGTGTCTCCAGTTGGCGTCAACCGGCTCATTGTCGTCTAGGTTGTATCCCATGAGGAAACCATCGCGGGGCAACCGGTTTGTTCTCCATAGTTCCGATAGACTATCCACAGATACAGATTGCAGTAAACCGGCCACGTCTGCACCAGGCAATAGGGATCCGTCCTGCTTCACCTGGATCCGCGGCGAGTATGATAGGCTATGCGGTACAGTAGCGGGTTCGTTTCGGTTAGACCAGTGGAACGCCATATGGGATTTTATGGCCGCGTCGGATCCGCTGGCAGATAGTAAATAACGTCCATCAACCGGTAGTAGCCCGTTAGGGTCTGGCGCAACTAACTGCACGCGCAGTTCTAGATCCCGACGTTCCAACGCGTGTTGGCTGTGTTTGTGCTGCACCCATCCGAGCAAAAAGTACGCGCCGATGAACACGGGGAGAGACACGAAACCTATAATGATATTCATCACCAGGTCAACACCAAAAACGTCCAGTGACATATTAAACAGGTAAACAACGCCCATAGCAACCATCGCCAGGGCAACCAACCCGATAACTATACATCCAACCATGAGTTGATTTTTTGTGTCATTCATATTAGTGTCTCCTCTGTCCCAAGTCATTCGCGCATGTCCTCTATTAACCTGCATTCGCCGTCGATTACGATCCACTCCTGCCGATCCATGTCCTTAGCCGCTGATGCCAGTAACAACAGATGCACGGGGATGGACGCCACCATCCCGATGATAATCCCGATCACTAGCATTTCCATGATCCCTCCTGGTAGTGTGCGGCGGGTAAAAAAATAGTGCCCACCAACGAAAATAGTTTCTCGCTGGTGGGCACTATGGTAAAATCAGAGTCACTGTGCCCGCTGTGCTGCTCAGCATACCAGCGGTGTATGGGAGTTATGGGTGTACGCTGGAATCGTGCACCCATAACGTTACTGTTATCTATACATCAGAATCGCCGATTGTGTCAAACGTCTGAATCTCATCCCCTCTTTCCGTGTATCCCCACCTAGCCAACTGTCCCATGATGACAGACAGACGCTCATCATGTCCATCGATCATACCTGACAGCCTGATGATTGATTCTGCATATGCATCGGGGTGACTGTTAGGGAATGACGATCCGCCAGATCCCACCATGCGAGAAAAGCGCGACTCATCTCCGTTATGGTACTCTGTCAGGTCGGAAAATTTATTCTCCACCACCCACATACGGATTGCATGTGTCATATGAATTATGCGCGGGCTAACGATTGATTCATTCATCTTATGCACTCCACGTCTTTCCACAATCGCGGCATTCGTTCCATCCGCGCTGCCGGTCTACGTCATTAGATTCGCAGTACGGGCAAGCGCCGTTGCGCGTGCGGTGATTCCGGTCTTTCGTAATCATCGCCGTTGATCCGGTCGTTACTACTCTGCCGTGGTCAATCGCCACCCAACCATCGCCGTTACGGTACACCATAATAAAACCTCCGTCTTCTATTGCTAAACATTAGATTATGTTTGTCCGTTTCGCTGGCGACTGTGTTAGAATTTACACAGCCCGCTAGCTGGGGTGTCAGCAAAACGGGCTAGATTCATAGCAGGTGTTTTATGCCACCTGCTATGAACCCTCATTCCTGGCTGTGGGAGTTGCACCCACTATAACCTACTGCGGGCCAGGGTCGGGGCCGATGGGATTGACTGATCTAGTTTGCCACCGTCTAGGCTTTCCGGTTTCACTCCGGTATGCGCCCCGTATTCTGTTGCTAATGCCCTGTTACATCACGCTGCCAGGGGCAGCACATCCCGATCAAACAACTGTTGGCATATGTCCGGGGCGCATACCTGTAACCACTCTCGCGCATCCGGATCACCCTGCCGCGCGTCTTCGATTGTTAGCCGAACAACCGCGGCGAGTAGGTCGTACTCTGCTACGCCCGTCGATTGCGTTGAACCCCTGAGAATGGCGCTATTTGATTTTTTCATGCTACACCACGCCGATCATGCTCATGGCACGTTACAGCCTGCCCTGTGGCCCTGAGAGACATTCTAGCAGGCAACATCACGGCACCGATTTTGCCAAACACATCTATGAATCGCTCAACGTTTGATCCCAGGTATGCCACCGACGATCCTTTGGTTACACCTCGGACCGGTCTGCCATCTGCTCCCAGGTAGTTCACACGGGGAGAGACAAAACAGACTGGGTATTGTAGTAGCGGCTGAAACCATCGTTCTGATGTCGATGCGAACGTAATACAGCACGCCTGTTCTATGCTGCCATGACGATACTCCGTCACTAGCCTGTTGATCCACGATTCGTTATGAGATCGTCCGAACGGATGATTCATCCAAACGTTGCCAAACCAGGGGAGAAATAGGCCGTTGTCATCTGCTGTGTAGTATCGGACGGCGTTAACTGTCCGGTTGGCTAGTTCACATGATGCCGGATCTAGATCGATGCTGCCCATCACATCACGGGCGCGGTCTACGATGTTCCGGGGTGTGTACCATTCAACCGATCCACTAGTCTGGTTGATTAACTGGGCAGCATCGATCCTCATGTTGTTACCCCTCTGTGTTGTAACGATTAACCAGACGATTCGCACGATCCAACTCTGCGCGCATGGCTGCCGCTAATGCATCGGACTGCGCTGCATCGCTGTCTATATCGACGCTCAGCAGAGCCAGATCTATGGCTATGCCTGTATAGTCCGTGTGCAGACTATCCAACTGTTGCCGCAACTCCGCCAAACTACTGTTGATTTTGGACATTGTGCCCTCCTAGAAACTGTGTGTGTGTGTACGTTACGACTTCTATTTTTTCAGGCTGGGCGTCGGGGGACGTAGCCCAAACTGTCCGGGGTTCTCGCAAGCCTTATCAATAATCGCTCTAATTAGAAAGCTCATGTTTCCCTCTGTATTGACTGCAGCC